TGCGGAACGCGAGGTCGTTGACGCTGTTGCCGCCGACCCGGGCGTACGCGAACCACCCCCGCTCACCCGTCGGGCGACCGTTGGTAGTCCCGAACAGGTGCGGGACCAGCTCGACCGACATGCCGAGGCGCTGCGCCACCAGGTAGTTCTGGAACGCACCGACGATCAGCAGGTTCGCGTTGTCGTCGGTGGAGACGTCAGGCATGTACGCCGACTCGAACACCGGACGTCCCTGGAGCAGATCAACCGCCCCAGCTTCGAGGTTCTTCGTCTGCGACGCCAGCTTGTCGTCACCGAACTGCTTGACCTCGTTGTTGACATCGACCGACATCAGCCAAGACGCGGAGTCGCGGTACCGCTCGGGCAGCTCCTTCCACACCTTGTAGATGTCTTCGACCGCGAAGGCGTTGTTGGTGGTGACCGCCACCTCGACGTTGGTGTTGGCGTCGAGCGCGGTCGTGATGCCCCGCGGCTCACCGGACCCGGAACCGTCAACCAGCTTCCTCGCGAGCAGCTCGTTGTAGCCCTCCATCAGCAGCGTCGACATCTCCTGGGCGAACCCGGGATAGTCACCACCGATCTCGATGGAGTAGGGGATGAACCCGCGGGCCATGTGGGCGGGCACGGTCGGCTGCGCGAGCGTCGGCGAGTCGTCGGAAACCTCGGACCCTTCAGCGTCGAAGGACCAGGTCACCCCGGCGGAGTTGACGCCCTTCCACTCGTCGTTGGTGATGGTCTCCACCCGGGCGATCTGCATGACCGGGTTTGCCGAGCCCTGGTCGGTGAGGATGATGGACGGATCGATGAACACCGGGACACCGAACCCGCCCTTGTCGTCGGTCAGCGACGCTGCACGGGACAGCGCGCGGGACTCCTCGGGGCTCAGCGCCGGCACGGTCTGCGTCGCCATCTTCTGGAACGCCGACCGGTACTCCGGGTCCTCGGACACCACCAAGCGCCGTGCCAGGTCGGCCGGGTCGAAGTTGCGGGTCTTGCCGGCACGCAGCATCTGCTCGACACGCTCCCGCTGCCGGTCCTCAAGGTGCGAGGTCAGGTCGGAGCGGTCCAAAGCGGACAGGGCCCGGTCACGGACCTCGCCGGGACGCATGTAGCGGATCTCTTCACCGTCGAACGGCTCGACCTTGCGCATGTACTGCGGGGCGCCCTGATCGCTGCCAGCCACCACGGCGGCACGGCCGGACTCGACCGCGTCACGGACCGCGGCGCGCTTCGCGTCACGCTCCTCGATGGCGACCTGAAGGTTGCGAAGCTCCTCAGCTTCGCTGGTGAGCTCGTCGAAACGGACGGTTTCCTGCTCGTCGAGGCTGTCGACNTCGAGCTGCTCGAGCTCGTCACCGATNTCGCCCAGACGAGCGATGATCTGGTCGCGGTTCATCGCGACTCCTTTCGNNTNTGNANGAAGCNNCGNANGNNNGCCAGTTGCGGCNTNCCGTTCTGCNGCNAGGTNNCGACGCGGNGCCGTNNCNGCNGAGGCGTCATCGGTGGCGAGCACCTCCACAGGGCCGACATCGCCGGCGGGTGTGTCGGTGGGGCCGTCCCGCAACTCAGCAGCAAGCTGGTCACGGAGGTCTGGGTTTGCGTCCAGAAGGGCGCGCAGAAGCTGTGCCGGGTCGTTCGGCTGCGGCTGGGAACGCACACCAACCGCAGTGTCCGGGTAGGCGGGCCACACGACCGGGCCGACCTCGAACAGCTCGACCTCGCGGATGGTGCGCAGATCCACGTCGCCGTCGGTGTCCCACGCTTCGGCGTGGACCGCGAACCGGAAGGACATGCCGGACACCGAACCGGACGCGATGGCGTCACGGATCGGCTGGACGAACCAGTTGTCGTGCAACTTGGCCTTGACGTACAGGCCGCGGGAGTCCTCACGGAGCTCTTCGATGGCGCCGATGGGCAGCTCACCGAACATCGTGTCCTGACCGTGGTTGAACTGCAGCCGGATGTTCTTCGGGCCCTTGCGGTCGATGGTGCGCTTGAACGCGCCCGGTGCGATGACCTCGTCAAACCTGCCTTCCCAGGAGTTGATCCTGGTCGGGCTGTTGAACACCGCCGCATACCCCTCGAGGGTGAGGCCGTCACCGTCGTCACGCGACACTAGGAAGTCGACTTGGCGGGTCAGATGGTCACTCATCGTCGTTCTCCTGTGCCCCGGGCGCCTGCAGCTGCACCGGCAGCAGCTGCGTGTGCTCAAGAAGCGAGAAGTCGTCGTTCATCACGGCCTCAACGACCGTCTCGGGCGTATAGCCGCCGTCGGTCAACGTCCGGATCGCCTGCGCCCGCTTCTGCTGAATCTCGGCGGTGTCCTTCAGGTCGTCCTGCAGGAACGGGATCTCGGACTTGTCGAACCACAGCTCCACACCGTCCGCACGGCGGTCCTCGGCCAGCACCCCGAGCGACGCCACCGCGTTGGTCCACAGGTGCTGCAGGTGGATGTCGGAGAAGCTGCGCTTCGCCGCGGTGTAGTTCCCCGCGTTCAAGCTAGAACCCTGCAGACCTTCCGACGCACCCAGCACGACAGGGTGTACGCCGGCAGCCATCGCGATCCGCGTCTCTCCCTTGCCCTGCGTCGCGGAGAAGTCGAGCTGCTGCATGTCCTTGCCGATGACGGTCGCGTCCGCCCCGCCACCGAGGTAGAGGGTCTTGTAGGCGTTGGCGACGCCGTTGTGGTCGTCCTCCATCAGCTCCTTGAACGCCTTCACCTTCTCCTGGGTAAGTGACGGGTCGAAAGTCACCAGCATGTTCGGCGTCGCGCCGTTCTCGAAGAACTTCAGCTTGTGGTCGGACGCAGCGGTGTCGCCCTGCACCTCACGGATCACCGGCGTCAGCCACGACATGCCCCGGTAGTGCGCCTGCGGGTCCGGCTGCGGCGCGTAGTGCGCCACCTCGGATACGTCGTAGAACCGCGCCGGGACACCACGCCCGTTCGGCTTGTACATGTAGCCGACGACCTCGGCGTCCTCAGCGAACTGCGGATGGTCCGGGTCGAGGTTCGAGCCGAGCGCGATGTTGACCCAGTCGGGGCGCAGCAGGTGCAGACGGCGGCCGCCGTTCAACACGAACGCGTTACCGGCCAAGCTGTTGTGCAGCTCCATGCGCGCCAGCAGGTCGGACGTCGTCCCGCCCGGCCACGGCTGCTGGAACTTGGCCAGCCCCCGGTCGGTGAACTGGTTGACGACCGTGCCCGAACGGCGCTGCTGCCACACCAACCGGGCCTGAGAGAACACCGCGAGCCGTGCCGTAGCTGCGGCGAACACCACCGGGTTGGTCTGCAGCACCCGCGTGGCGTAGGCCTCGAACCCAGCGATGGGTTCCTCACGGTCGGACCGGCCCCAGGTGGTCTGCAAACCGAAGTTGTAGTCGTTGCCTTGGAACGCGAACGCCAGGTCGTTGAACGTCAACGCCGAACGGGACTGGTCTGGCGAAGGACGCCTGGAACGGATCGACTGGATTAGGTTCACGTGTCACCATCCACATCGATCAGCAACGCAACCGCCGCGACCAGCAGCAACACTCCGGCCACCGCCACAGCACCCCGCAGCGAACCGAACACGCCCCACGTCGCCGCACCAGCACCAGCAGACGCCGACCACACACCCAACGCGTCCTTCACAACAACTCCTTCACGTCAGGAAGAACGGTTCTGCGGACTCGGACCCGTAGGTCATCAGCCCGTGCCTGGCGAGAGTGACCGCCACCAGCGGAGAGATGTCGGACAGGGCCTTCCTCGACCATGTCCACGCGTCCCCGCGGTCCCGCTTCTTCGCCGAACGGAGCGCCTCGAGGAGCGCCGGGTCGTCGCGATGCCGCAACCTGGCCGACAGCACGTCGTCGTACAGCCCGCCGCACGCCTGGACCATGTCCCCCAACGCCGATGAGACCAACAGCCCAGACCCGTCCGACCGTCGCACCTGCAGTCCCGCCTCAACCAGCTCGGGAACCAGGGCCGCCGCCGGCGAGTGCGCATCCACCATCACCACGCAGGTGTCGAACCGTCCGGTCAGCTCAACGATCCTGCCGACCGCCCACCGGGCACCTTCCCGATGATCGACCAGCTGCACGTGTCGAAGACCGTCCTGCCTCCGGCCGGCCATCCCGATCGACGTCCAGGTCCGCTCCGGGTTCATGTCCAGTGCGAACGCCACCGGCCCCTGGATGCGCTTGCCAGGCTCGGCCTTCGCCGACGCGGACAGCGGGTCTGCCAGCTGGGCCCACACCTCCAGGTCGATGACCTGCTGCGCCTCTGCGTCAGGGTTCGGCCAGTCCCCCACGCCGAGCCGCTCAACCGCGAACGTCTCCATGTCCATCGCCGCCCGCTCGCGCTCCACATGGTCCTCAGTGATGCGCATGCCGAGCCCGGGGTTCGCCTGCGCCCACAGCCGTCGGTCCCGTTGCGCCTCGAGCGGTGACGCCAGGTACACCTCGTCGTCTGCCGACCACTCAGCCAGACACAGCGACTCGTCGTCACCAGACAGCGCCCGCTTCCGCAGCTGGGACAGCACCATCCCGTGCGGATGGATCCGCTGGTTGACCGGAGAGGACGCGTACCACACCTGCGGGTTCGGACGGGCCGAAAGGGTGGGGAGCAGCGCACCGTGCGCCGCAACGGGAAGCTCGAATGCTTCGTCAAGGATGACGCAGTCGCCGGTGAACCCGCGGCCACCACCTCGAGAGCGGGCCTTGAACAGCAGCCGCTGCCCCGACTTAGTCTCGATCCCTTCGTCGCCGTGCGCCCGCGACACCTTCGACACACGCCGGTCGAGCTCCGGGGTGTTCTCCACGAGCTCGAGGATCCTGCGGAACGCTTCCTGAGCGGTGGGAAACAGGTGGGCGGTGTGGATGATGAGTTTCTCGCCGAGCAGGAACAGTCCTGCCAGCTCACGTGCCTCGAGGACCGACCCCTTGCCGTTCTGGCGGGGAACGATCAGTGCCACCTCGAACGCGGACCACTGACCGTCCGGCTGTTCGCCGAGCCCTTCCTCGAGGACGAGCTGCTGCCACGGGTCCAGATGCAGGCCAGCGAGGGCGGCCAGCTCGACCGCTTCCGCCCCGGCGCTACTTGCCCTTGGCGGGGCGTGCAGTATCCGCGGCGCCTGCGATCCGGCGTGCACGACGGGCGGTGAGCTCGTCAACACCATCTGCCTCGCCCTTCCCGGACACCGACATGCCGAGCTGGCTGTAAGCCGCACGCAGCTCAGCGACCAGGCCGGGGAGGTCACGGCTCGAGGTGGTCTCGTCGATCCGTTCAGCCACCTTCAACGTGGAAGCCCGTAGCCCGCCGAGATCAGCGACCTGCCGCAGGTCCCGGGCCACCGCGGACTGCACCGGCCCACGATCCGGTTCGGGATGCTTCGCCCGGCGGTGGCCACCAAGGCCGGCATTGTTCTTCGCCTCGAAACCGCAGATGTCGCACGCGACCATCTGCATCCCCTTGGTCAGAGCAGCGCGGGGAGGGATAGAAACGGCGCGGACTCTTGGTGCCTCAGTCAGCGTCCCGTCGCGAGGG